GTATTTCCATATTGAAATGGGTTAGAAGTTAAATCACTATCTAAAGGATTTAATGTAGCAAAAACATTGCTTGGATTATCTTCTGTTTTTGTAAGTGTACCTGCACCTAAACCAAAGTTATTAGAGTTAGGAGAACTGTCTGTAATTGTATTTCCATCTTTTAAAATAAAAAAACCATTAGTTCCATAAGTTACACTAGGAGAAGTATTTATTTGCCATTCTCCAGTTGTGCTGTCTGTTGAACCAAATGCTGATGCGTCATAAGCTGTGCCATCTATTAAGTGAAAATGGCTCATAACTGCTTCTATATTAGCACCATTTGTACTATCTGTTCCTATAAAGTGAGGTACATTTCTATTTATAACTAAATCAGCATTTTGACTTGGATATAAGGTAGTACCAAAAGAAGTTTCTTGAACACCATTAATATAAATTTTAACTCTATTTGATGCTGTTCCTTGTGTAGTATCACAAGCTAAAACAATATTATAAAAAGCATTAGTATCTCTAAACAATCTGTTAGTTTGAAGATTAACTATATTACTACCACTAATTTCAAAATTACACCAAAGGTTTCCATTAGGGTGAAAGTATAATCCACCTGCATCACCAGAACTATTTGTTGCTCTTATAATCCATTCATTAGTTGCTGGACTTGATTTTTTAATCCAAACACTAATTGTAAATGTTTTTTGATTAGTTGTAGAACTTGGTGTTCTTGATAAATATGTACTACTAGCCATTAGTTAAATTGTCCTCCACCTGTTGCACCGAAGCTAGAAGTTAAACTAAAATCTCTAGTTACAAATTGACCTTCTGCGTCTGTAATTTTAAGTGTAAAATTATATGTAGTTGCTGCTGTAGAACTACCACCGAAATCACTTGTAGATATTACACCATTTGTAGCTAAAGAACAATTAGCTTGATTATTACCATTCCCAACTAAAACACTTGTTGTTTCTGTAAAAGTAATAGCACTATCTGATGAACCTACAACTGTAAATACTGTTCCAGAAAAATTTCCAGCAACTGAACCTAATGAGCCAGCTGCCGTTGTAAAACTTGGAGCTGTTGAAGCCGTAATAATATTATTTGTACTTCGTCCAGCAAGTCCGTTTGGATTTTCAATTCTTACATAATAGTTACCACTAGCCAAAGTTACATTTACCGAAAGTGTCGTTGCGTTTGTAAATGAAACTGTATTAGAATTTGTAATAGCACCTGTTGAACCATTAACAAATTCAACAGAGGGTATTGAAACAAATCCAGTTCCTGTAATACTAATTGTAGTAGCCGTAGCAGGTGCGATTGTTTGCGATACATTGGCAACTGTTGGTTTTGTTTCAACAGCGTCTATCCAAGATAATTGATTCGTACCACTACCATTGGTAGCTAAAACTTGACCATTGGTTCCTGTGTTTTGAGGTAAAATTAAAGTATATGTTTGTCCTGAGGAATGAGGTGGAGCTTTTATAGAAACTCCATGAGAATTTTGACTACAATTTAAAGTTAATTTAGCGTCTGCACTTGAACCATCGCCTTTAACAACTAAAGTTGGACCTGGTACTGTTTGTTCAGTTCCAGAAACTATATTTCCAAGATTCCTTGCTTTTGACATTTTTAATTTTTTCCTTGTTTATTAAATGGCTAGATATTTCTACCTAGCCTTTAAGTATTATAAAACTATTGTGCTAGCTTCATCTTCAGTTAATGCTTCTCCTGCAATTAACTTTGCTTTAGCACTAGCTTTTATTGCATCTATTGGATTTGCATTCCATTCATCAATAGTTTTTTCACTTTTCCAAGTATCATATTGAGATTGAGATACAGTTTCCCCATTAATAGTTTCAAAATAACATTCGCCATTTTCACTATTCCAATTAGCATTATTAGGTACATCTTTTTGATGTAAAATAACACTTGGACTTATTTCTGTATCTACAATTATTTGATTTAATTTAGTTTCTATTGTCATAATTAATCCTCTATTTCCATTACTGTCATTGTTGCATTACCACCATTAGAAGCATTTCCTCCACCACCTGCATTTACTCCATGTTGGTTACCAGCTACTGTTCCTAAATTTCTAGCTTGAATAGTTTGTGCGCCACTTAAACCTGTAGTATCTTGTGTGCCATGAACAGACAACCCATTAATATCTGCTGCATAACAGTTACCACTTGTTATATTTAATCTTGTAACTCCACAAAAAATACCTGCAACTGCTATACCATTTCCACCAGCACCACTTGCACAAGTGAACCATACATAAAAATGTGAAGTTGTACTTAAAGGTGTTATTGATACACTCACTACTTGCACACCATCTGAATAACCTACATTTTGTGGAAAATTTTTTCCACCACAATTGTTGCTACTTTGAATAAGTGAAGTAGTTGATGCAGTTTTTACTTGTAAAACTTTACCACTTGCAGGTAAATTAGTTATGTTTGAACCATTAAAAGTAGGTGTTCCATATCTTGCATTTGGAATAGTTCCACTTGTTAAACTAGCTGCTGATAAAGCTGTTAAATCTACTGCACCCCATTCAGGGTCGTTAGCACCTTGTTTTAAAAAATACCCTGAAGTACCTTTTGGTAGTCTAGTTAATGCACTTGCACCTTTGTAGACAATGTCACCTCTAGTTGTTAGTGTTGTTCCTAAATCAGTTCCATTAGTACCATTAGTACCTGCTGAACTCATTTGATTCCAGTAAGTACCATTACTTACTGCGTTGCCTTGTGATGCTAATATACAAACATAACTAGAACCTAAAGATGACACTACATCATCTACTGCGTAAGCTGTGCTGTTATTAAAAGCACCTTTCCAGTTGAATTTGATAGCACCTAGATTTACTGTTGCCATATTTGTTTTCCTTTATATTGTTGCTATTAATTCGCCATTACTAATACTAAAGGTAAAACCACTAGCACTAAATAAGACATCATCAAAAGTGGCGAAAGTTAAACTTGAGATATTGTCTGCCCCTTGATTAGTTGTTGTAACTATCAATTGACCATTATTATTTTTATTAAAACCATAAACTTCTGCTGAACTAGCATTACCATATTCTAGCCCATTAGCTCCAGAATTAACTTTAATTACTTGTCCAGATGTTCCGATTGAACCTAAACCTGTACCGCCTCTTGCGGTTGCTAAAACTCCAGCTGTTATATTAGAAGCATTTATAGAAGCAACATTAAAAGTTCCATATGCTACTATTGAAATTATATCTGATACTGTTGCACCTGAAGCTAATACAACACTTGATCCAGAAGTTACAGTTACATCTGTTCCATTGACCAATTTTGCTCCATTTAAATAGATGTCTATAAATCCTGCATCATAAGCCAGGGTGTTTCCATTATCGTCAGCACCTGTAAAGGTAGTTTGGTTAGCCGAAGCCGTATATTTAAATCTTGCTGCTGTACCATTTACAGTAGAACCTGCTGCTGCCCAACCAGATGATTTATAAACTTTTAATTCGTTTGCACTTGTATCAAAATATAAATCACCAACATCAAGTGATGAACCTGGAGCAGAACTTGCAACTCTGTATCTTTCTGCAAAACTATTAACTCCAGCTATATTGTTTGATGTGGTTATTACATTCGCAATTGATCCACCTGTTAAATTTACATTGGCTATAGAACCACCTACAAGACCTATGTTAGTGTTTGCTGCTGCAACTGTTCCAATTGTGTTTGATCCATTTAAATTAGAAGCAACTGTACTTATATTAGAATTTGCACCAGCCACCGTTGTTACATTAGATGAAATTCCTGAAACTGTATTGATGTTTGTAGAGTTTGAATTTACACCGCTTACTGCACTTGAAATATTATTAACTCCAGTTATTGCACTTGAAATTGCAGCTACTGAACTTACCTCTGTAGCTTTTGGAACTAATCTATGAAAATTGTAAGTATGTAGTGTAGTTGTAGATTCAACTAAAATACCAAATCCTGATGGTAAAGAAGCACCTGCACCACAATTATTTAAAGTAACTGTAGAGTTACCAATTGTACCATTGGCAATTGTAACTACACCTGAGCCATTTGCAGTTAAAGTTTGTGACAATGCTTGAATACTTACAATAGTTCCTACACCGTTATTTACATCTGGATTTGTATTTGGAAAACTTGTTTCGTTTGCTATAGGAACAAAACCACCAACATCATCTACAAGATCAGTAACTCTTGCATCAATTGCTCCAGTTGTTGCAATAAAATTATCGTTACTTGTCCATGCTTGACCTGAATTAATTAATTCAGAAGTATCTTTATTTAAAAATCTAGTATCTGCAGCCGAAGTTGTGTAAAAAGTATTATCGTCTGGTGTGTGGGTTGATTGTTCAGAATTTGTAATTATAGCTGCGTCTGCTATTTTATCTATTGTTACAGCGTCATTATTAATTTTAGCAGTTGTAATATTTGAATCAGCAATTTTAGAAGTTATAATTTGGTTTGAGCCGATAGCAACGCTATCAATCGAACCATCAACTATATGTTCTGAATCTATACTATCGTCTGCTATTTTACTTCCATTTATTGCATCTGCATTTATTTTAGCAGTTGTAATTGCATTGTCTGGTATTTTAACTGTTGTAACTGCATTATCTGCAATTTTAGAAGTTATAATATTATTATCTGCAATTTTTGTTGAAGTTACTGCATTTGCATTTAATTTGGCTTCGGTTACAGCATTAGCATTTAATTGAGATGCTTGAACAGCATTATCAGCAATTTTATCATTAGTTACTGCATCGTTTGCAATTTTTGCTGTTGTAACGGAACCATCTGCAAAATTACCAGAACCTATTACCCCTAAAGGTATAGAATTATTTGTTGCCGTTAATCCTGATAAATAAATTTCTAAATCAGTATCGTTTCCTAAATTACCACTATCCCAAGTAACATTGACAGTCGTTACATTACTTGAATAAGCCGAAGAACTTATAGTTCCAAATTTTGTTCCTGTGTTTGTTCCAGTTGCTTTTATTCTTCTATTAGCATGATAGTAAGAAGTTAAATCGTTTCCTGTTGAAGTGATAGTAAATTGTGTTCCACTAACATAGGCTGGAGTATATGCCCCACTTCCATCACCATAAATCACCCATTGGCTATCGTTATACCAATCTCTAGTGTTTTTCATTAGAGCTCTTATGGCATTATTTAAATTTGAGGGTAACATTCCCTCCGCAACACTAATAGTATTTAATGTTGTATTACTTGATTGGGTTGTTGAATAATCTTTTATTCCTGACATTTAATCTCCTAAAAACCATGCAAACACTTTATTATTTTCAGTGTTTTTTTGATTAATTAATACATTTACCGCTTCTTCTACCTGTCTTTGAAAAAATTCTTGAGTATCTAAACTATATCTAACATTGTCTATATCAGTTTTATCACTCATCTGCCACCTCCTCTTGAAGCAATTAAATCAACTCCTTGAGCATGATTCCAAACTGTGCCACTTGGAATTTTAACATTAACTCTAATATATCTACCAGATTCTCTAACAGGAACAACTCCGCTAGTTACCATAGAGCTATAATTAGAAGTTGTTTTTGTGTCAGCTAATCTTTCTCTAGTTGTAATAGCAACAGAAGAAATTGCGTCAACAATTGGTCTGACTTCGGTTATATCCGACCTTAATCCTGGAAACAACTCTAATTCTTTAGTTTCTAATTCTACTTCACCAGAATCTCCAGAAAATATTGCTGCTTTAAAATTACTATCTATCGCACCTAAATATAATTGTCCGCCTTGCCAAAAAGCACTATCTAAAGAAATATTAATATTATCCAAGTTAGCTGAAATTAAATCCATTAATTCAACAGTATATGCACCTACAAATTGTGTAAAAATAGTAGAAGCTGAAGCATGAGATATTGACCATTTTTCCGTAACATAATTATATATAATTAATCTATCACAAATACCTGTTGTATTAGCCGTATCATTAGAAGAGGGATATAACCAAATAGCTAATTGATTAAATGGGTCAACTGCAGAAACTATTCTATCAGTAAATGCTTTATTTAAATCTTTATCAAAAAATCTATTTACTTTTTCAGCTCCAATAGGTTTTATATTATCTCCATTAATTTCAAAAAATCCATCGTCAGCATAAAAGAATGCTCTTCTATTATCTTGGCAAACAGTTTTTCCATAAGTAGCACCTCTATTAGGAGATATAACAGAAAATCTGAATACTGTTGCTCCACCAACATAATCCATTCTTACAATTTCATTTTGTCTGAATACATAACCATATTCCCCAGAAGTTATGGCAACTATTTGACCACCTGAACCAGGTAAGTCTTGAAAATCTGCTTGTTTAGTTCCAGGTGTCCAAGAACCAATATCATTTAAACCTGACCATTGGACTCTATTCCTTGTTTCGGTATCAGGATTTGTAGAATAATCTATAATGTTACCACTAACTAAAAAATCTCTAATAACACCTGTAACTCTAAAAGTAGGTGGAGTTCCAGAAGTAGCTATTCCAGAAAGATTAGCAAAATTAGTAGAAGTACCCATTTGATAATATTGGGGAACATCAACTCCGTTACTTGCAATTATAAAATCTCCAAATTGTGTAAAAGTAAAAAAATCTGTGTCGCCACCAGTTAGTCCTGATTTTCTTGAAATAAATGTTCCACCTTCTAGTTGAAAAATATCTGTTTTAGTAGCTGCAAAATTAAAAGCTAAATTTTTAGTCGATCTAAAAGAACCTGCACCTTTACAATCTTTACTAATATTAGACACTCCAGAACCAATTGCAGTTGAATAAGAAATTAAAGACGGAAAAGGTTTATAAGAATTGACAGCATAATAAACATTAGTTGCAACTGTGGCTCCAGGATTTAGATGTGGTGGCTGGTCAGGTAACCATTCGCCAAAAGGTATTTGCATTAAATTTTCCTAACTATTGTTATTAAAAACTTTATTATGAGATTGAAAAGGAGCTGCAACGGAAGTATCAGATCTAATTTGTAAAGGCGAACCGCTATATTGATCTTCTCTATCGTTTCTTTCAACTCTTTCTAAAGCTGTTACATAATTTTGTTGCCATGCTTGTACTTTTTGTGGTTCTACACCACCTAGAAATTGTGCAGCATGATATAATGAACCATATAAATATATTTGTGGGTGATTCGTTAATATATAATTTGAAGTATTTGAATCAGATAAAGAATCAAAAGTTTTGTAAAAATTTATATTAGCCGTATATGTACTTGAGGGCTTTGGAGCAAATCTAAATTTTTCTCCAAGTATAGTATAAACAGTAGGCATACCTGTAGAAGATGAACCTTTTATTTCATCCATTTGTGGGGGTGTCATATATCTTAAAGCATATTTAGTACCACCACTTAAAATATAAAAATCCCTTACTTGTAAAAATCCAGTGGGAACTGATTCTTCTTCCGAATCTATTGTAAAAGAAGCAGAAGTAGAAATCATTTTACCAATTCTTAATTTGGAATTAAAATCAGCTTCTACTAACTTAATAAAGTCGTCTGAAATTTCAGTTGTTAAATCTGATCTATTAAGCCAATTTGCAATAGAAGTTTTTAGTTCTGCATAAGTAGATAAAGCCATTATATTCTTCCCTCTGCTGTTCTAAAGTATTTAAATTCATTACTATTTAATTTTTTTTTCATAATATCTTTTTGAACTTCTTTAGGTAAAGCCCACCAATTATTTGTTCCATTATATTCATTAGTCCATACTTGCAAAGCTAAAATTGGAATAGAAGCAACTCTTTTTAAATCTTTAGACTTTGAATAACCATCATCTTGATTTAATAGTTCTTTATTATGTTTTAAATGTGAATCTATATTTAGTTCTTCTTTTAAAACAATTTTTTCTTCAGTTTCATCTAGTTTAAAAGTTTCTTTTTTTAAACCATCTACAAAAATATCTTTTCTCATCTGCCTTGTCCTTTGTAGCGACTTTTTTTCAACATTCTTTTTTCACTTTTATTTAATGACTTCTTATGTTTTCTTGGTCGTTTTTTTGGTTTCGGTCTAGGTGTAAAGCTAACAAACTTTTGTCTTGCCACTACGCACTCATTTCAGTAACAAACAAATCTCCGCTTGTACTTGTGTTTCTTATTGCAGCAATTTTTTCGCCAGGCGAAACTTTAATAATTTCATAATCTCCAGCATGAAGATAAGCATCATTTGTTGTAGCAGTTGGTGCTGTTGTTGCATTTCCACCAACAACAAAATGACAACTATGTGTAGTTGCTATTCTTACATATTCTGTTTGGCTTCCAAAAACATTAGAACAGGCAACTGACGATCCTGTAAATGAAACTTTTTGTGAAGTTCCAGGTCTTAAAGCATAATTATAACTCATTTTTTTTCTCCGTTAAGGTTTTGGGGGAAGTACCGCTAGGCAAGATCCCCCATAATTTATTATCTTCTAATTACGAAAGTTATTTCCATTTTAGAAGTATTTGTTGAACCACCATTAGTGATACATTCAATAGTTCCATCTTCTTCAACTCTATTTGCTGCAGAAGGTGCAGAAGTTAAAACTCTATTAGCTGAACTTGAAGCTGTATGACTTATTCCGCCATCTGTAACCGCAACGCCACCTATTTCAAAAGAAATAGCAGCTGTTCCAGTAGTTGTAGCTTTATTATGTGTAATAATTTTAACTATTTTACCACCGTCAGGTACGCATACAAAAGTTGATGATGCAGTTGATACATCTGGAATTGCAGATGTTAAAAAGTAATCGTTAAGTGTTCTCATTTTTTTTCTCCGTTGTTGTTCCGTCTATAACCTTTTTAAGACTTCAACATTTGGTTTTTGTTAAGGGGTGTATTCTAAACAAGGTTACACCCCTAACAATTAAGTATTATGAAGTAGTTAAATCAGTAACTAATCCACTAGCTTTTTCGTTTCTTGATTCTAGAGTGTACTCTGTAACCAAGAATCTTTGATCTCCGTCTGTAGTTTGACCTGGAGTTGAAAGTTTAAAATCTCTTAAAAAAGAAACTCCAAACATATCCATTTCAAGTACATAAGCGTCTTGTCCTTTTTTGGCTGCTGCAGCATTGTTGTTTCTAATAAATCTATTAGGAGCAACTTGCATAGTTCCAAAATCTGACTCATATACATCAATAGAAGTAATTAATCTTCTATCTTCCGCAGAATCAAATCTAGTTGAACCACCAGTGAAGCCTGAAAGTTTTTGTTTGTTAAAAGCACCAACCATAATCATATTAGGGTTACCACCTGCGTCATAACAAGATTTTAGAACGCTTTTTAACTGATCTTCAGTAAAAGGTCTTTGTGTTCCGTCTGTTCTTGCAGTACCTGGAACATCTGCTCCACCTACTTGACCATTTGCACCATTAGCTGCTTTATTAACATTAGCTTGTAACCAAGTCGGTAAGCCAGATAATTTTCTTGCAGCTGCAGCTCCTCCAGCAGTTCCAGTTACATTAGATAAAAGAGCTGTTTCCATATCTCTTTTTAATTCTTTTGCACCTTTAGCTACTTGATAAGCTATTTCACTTGCTCTACCAGCTGAAGTAACCGCATCGTTTGTGCCTGATACTTGGATAGCTTTTGTAGAGATTTGTGTATGGTTTGATACTTCCACAGATGGAACCATTGTTCCATAAGAAATAGCAGCACCTTCAACAGCTGCATTAACAGCAGTGTCTGCAAGTTCGTCTGTTTGCCATTTGTGTAAAGTATTTGTTGCTTTTGTTTTTGAAACGCCAGACATAAAAGGTGTTTCTGTTGGACTAATATTGTAAATGATGTCCGACAGGTCTTCTCTTATACCTTTTGTTGTGTATGTTTGATACATCGCCATGATATATTCTCCTTGAGGTTATTGGTTTATATATAACGCAAAAGTAAATCCGAAGCATCTTTAATTTTTCCAGATTTTTTAAGCGTTTTAATTTGATTCAACCTTGATTGAGAATTTATTTCTTCTTTTGTAACTTTGACACCTGATTTAACAAATCTTGTTGGCTTAACTTTCTTATTAACTAAAGTTGGTTTTAACTTTTTGTTATTTTGATAGCTCATAGCATCAACAATTATATCAAATTGCCTAGAATCATAAATTGAACTAACTTCTTTATCGTTAAAGCCTTTAGTTAATAAATAATTCGTCATATTTGTTCTTAAAGCATTTCCTTTAACAGGGTCGGACAAATCAGGGTACTTTAAAGAAACCTTTTTTTGTTCGTCTTTAAGAACTTCTTGAAACTGTTGTGTTTGATGATCTCTAATCCGTTTTTGTGCTTGAGAAATTGTATCTCTACGCTTACGCATTTTACGATCTATCTTTGCAGCTTCAGTTGGATCTTCCTCCCAAAGATTATCTAACTCTTTGGAACTCATATCGCTATTTATTTCAGCATTCAAAGTCAACACAAGAGAATTTAAATCTTCTAGCTTGGTTGAATATTGTTTTTCCAAACGATCTTTTGCAGATATTGTTTCTCTTTTTTCAAGAGCTAACTCTTCTGTTTTTCGTCTGTAATCGGCATCCTTTTGATAACCTGCTTTTAATTCTTCAAGGTCAACATCAATTAATTCACCATTAACTTTAACTTGGTGTAAATCGGTTTCTTGTTCTTCAATAGCATCATTTTCTACTGGAGCTTCTTCTTCGTCAGTAGCTTCTTGAATTTCTTCTTGATTGGCTTCTGGTTCTTGTTGAACTTCTTGATTATCTTCTGCTTTCGCTTCTGGTTCTTTTTGTTCAACTTGTGCTTCCGTTTCTTGAGCTTTAATAGTTGCCGTTTTAGGGTCTAGTAATCCCTCAAGAGTTTTAGCTGCACCTTGTACTGAAGCATTGTTCAGTAATGGGTTTGTGTCAGACATTAAGTCCTCCTATGGTTAAGCTGTCATTATGACTTGGCTTATTTTAACTTGGTTTAGTTAAAATTTTTTTTCTTGTTCGTCTTTTCGGAAAATCTCTAGTTGCTTTTCAGCTAATTTTCCTGTTTCAAGAATACTTTTTAAATGTTGCTCTACTTTGCCAACAACATTAAACGCAATCCAGAGTTTTTCTCTAGTATCGCTTTCTTTGGCACCTGTTTTTTCTAACAATGCTTCAGAATAAAGTTTTTTTAGAGAATCTACCGCCTCTATAAAAATTTTATTCTCTAGTATTTGTTTCGCCTGATTGGATCGGCTGACTTCCGCTTCCCTCAGGGTTTGGTCTTTGGTTACCATTTAATCCTTTTACTTGCTTGTCTAATAAATTACCAGCTCTTTCAGCTTGTTCTAATATTTTGTTATTTCCAGATACCATTAGTTTATCTAAATCTGCATCCGCTTTAATTTTTGCGGTATCAAGTTGTGTATTATATTTTAAAGACATATCTTTAAGTTTAGTTTCAAAATCTAACATCATTTCTTGTGTTTTTTGTTTTAATTCTTCATTTTGTAATTGTAATTCCGCCATTTTTCGTTTTTCTTCCGAAGCAATTCTAGTAAATTCAATTTTTTCAATAGGAGTTGGCGGTGGCGGTTGTGGAGGAGGCATTTGTTGTTTGCCAATATCAGGATTTACAAAATAAGCGTCAACATTTTTTAATCCAGCATTTTCTATAATTTTAGAAAGTGTATTATACATATTTTTAAGCGTAACCATTGGCATCTCTTTTCCGCCTTGTAGGTTAAACGCTTGTAATTGTCTTTCTAAAATACTATTTAGCATAACAACTTGTTCTTGTTTAGAACCAGTTCCTAATCCTACAACTACATTTATATTAAATTTATCTTTCCATTCAGTAGGTTTGATAGGAATATAATTATTGTTAAGTTCAATAATTTGTTCTTTGTCTTGATACTTAACCATAAGTTCAAAAATTTTATTAAATAAATCTTTAACTCCTGTTTCGGCAAATATTCTAGCAATTAATTCAGAACGCATTTGAGTTTGTGTCATCAAAGTATTTACGCCAGTTGCAGTTTTAGAATTTAAAGTATCGGCATCTAAACCTTGTGATGATTTTGTAACACCTGTTCTAGCTTCTCTAACGGTGTCTAAATAACTTAATAATGGAAACGCTTGTTGTGAAATTGGTTGTGCTTGAAGTGGTTGCATAACTTGGCTTGGTGGTTGTTTTGTTCTAACAACACCACCTGGTCTTGTTGTTAAAAGATCATCCATATTGACCATGCCGTCCATGACCGCCACTCTATTATTATTTGTCAAATACATATTATCTAAAAGTTGACGCATAACAGTAGATTTCATTAACTGAACATCTTCAACTAATTCGGCTACACTTCTTCCGTAAAATCTATGGGGCATCGGTATAGGAGTAACAGTAACAAAAGGTGCGGAGTCGCATGGCATATTTTCTAATATGTGGCTTCCGTCTCCAGCACAGATTACTTTTCTTAATTCTGCAATTCCATCACCATCATAATCAAATCTAATATAAGATTCATATACTAAAACTTTTTCGGTAGATTTATCTGTAGGTTCGTCTTGAAAATAACCATCAATATTTCTATCTCTAGCTTCTTCTTCCATTGTAAAATTTTCATCTTCATTTCTTGGAAGTTCCATAATAACATCATAATCAAAACCCATTTCTATTAATTGTGATCTAGTTAGATAAACTTTATGTGCTACAAAATTTGCGTCTTGAATTGTTTTAGCCGATCTATCAATTAAAAATTCTTCAGGCGGAATAGATTCAATCTTTACTTTGCCAGACTTTTTAACTCTTTTAATTTTACAATTATATAAAACAGGTTTTGGAAAATTTATTTCGGAAATATCAACACCTTGCATTTCGGCTTGTTCTTTAGCTATGTCTTGTTGTTCTTTAACAACTTCGTCAACAATTTCTTCTTCTTCTATTAATTCTATTTCGTCTTTAGTATCTTCTAAAGCAAACTTTTCGGCTGGAGTTAAATTTTTATATGTTTCATGTTCTACTGTTTCGCTTTCATCCCAATAAACTTTTAAGAAACCATTTTTTTCAATTAAAGCATCTTTAAAAAAATTATATAAAAGTGTAAAGCCATCATTTTGTTTATAGAAAACATGATTTAAATATGCGGTAGCTTGTTCGCTTAATGGAACATCTTCCGCTGTAACAGGGTCGCAACGCACCACTTTATCGGAAGCAGTAAAAACTCTTAATAGGTTTGGCAAGATACTTTCAATAGTATCGGAAACATCTGTACTTACGACTTGTGATCTACCATCTATTTCCGTACCTAATTTGTCGCCTAAATAATATTCAATTGATTTTCTTCTTGATTCGGACAGCTCACCACCTAAATAACCTATACTATTTCTAACTTGGTTAGTTAAGATTGCTTTTAATTCTAATTCGGAAAGTTCTTTATTTTTTTTTGGCATATTTAAACTACATAGCTTGTATCTATTTCTATTGATTTATTCCAGTCGCTTCTATCTATTGGTTCGGTAACCGCACCGTATCTTATACTATCGCAAAAGTGTGATGCCCAGTTGTGTAAGGGTTTATTACGAAAACAATTATTTTTTTCATCCCATCGCTTACAATAGCTTTTTAACGCTTCTACAAGTTTTTTGCAATTACTTTTATGAAAATAACAATTCGGTAACATTCTTCTTACTTGCTCTATTCCATCTTCCACCCCAAGTTTTGGTGCTATTTCAAATTCCAATCCCATCTCTTTGGCAGTCTCCCATCTTGATTTATTAGTTCCTATTTCTCTAACTCTAATATCATGAGGGGCTATATGTTTATCGTAAGTATAAGGTTTATCGTCAATTATATTGAAATAGTGTTCTAATCCCTCACTTGAATTTTCGTAACAATCTATTATTCTAATTTCGCCACTTGGTCGTCTTTGGGCAAAAGTAATTACGGTGCTATCATTCATTCCTAAATCCCACCATGTTTCTACAGGAATTGATAAATCTATTTCAAAATCGGTTACCCTTTTAGTTTTTTCTAATTCTTCTACCACACTTCCATAATAAGAACCTGAGATTCCAGCTTGAAATGAGCATTCAAATTCTTGATCGTAACTTTCAGGCGACATGGATAACTTCGCAGCATCTAATTCGTCTTGCGGTATTATCTTTGTTTCACTAGCTTTAAAAACACAAGTGAACCAATCCTTTTGAGTTTTAGACTTTTCATGTAAATCAAAAAACCAATTACGACCCATTGGCGTACCTATAAAAATAGCAAAGCCTTTTCGGTCTGATAAGCAAGGGCGTAAAATTGTGTCAAATAAATCTGGGCTAATATTTTGGGTTTCATCTACGATAACTCCGTCAAAGTATTGTCCTCTTATGGCACTACTATTTTCAGCTCCTATTATTTGAATACGGCTATTGTTGACGGAGAAATCTACCCTTAATTCTGATTCATTCCATTTAACACCTGGAATTGTGGCGGAAAATTGTTTCATATAATCCCAAGCTGTACTTTTACCTTGTAATCTATATGGAGAAATAAAGGCGTATCTTGGGTATGGATTTTTATTTGTTAAAGCAGCTTTAATTAAATGGTTTATTGCAAAAACAGTTTTACCACCTCTTCTATGGACTATAACAACATTAAATCGGTTCACATCACACTTTTTGTGCAAAAATTTTTGAATGTGTCTAGGATTGTATGGGATAACAATTTGTTTCATTTTAAAACAAAACCCCCCCTCTTTAGAATCTTTCTAATGTAATGTAAAATTTGGTTCGCTATCATAAAGTTTATGTTCTTCAACAAATTCTTCTTGTAAAAATTTAGAAAAATCTATTGCTTCATCTTTGTCAGAAAAACCTTGAAAGTGTGTAATTACAATTGGCTTTCCTGTTTCTTTATCCTTTATTATAAAAATTATTGTTTTCAATATAAGATCTTCCATTTCATTTGTTTATACCATCCATTCATTTTTACCAAGACGACATTCGCAAAATTGGGTATCGGCTCTAAAAAACCCCCCTAAATCTGTNGTTCAAAGCAAAAAAGCCTTATTTTTTCAGTAACGATAACTGATGGATTATCAATACTGATGTTTCCGATAATACTGCGTTATCAAACNNTTATTATTTGTTCTTGTTTTGTTCTTATTTTTACTCACATATAAGTAATAATCTTTTTATGTGTTAATAATATCACTATCATAATAAAATCAACACTTTTAGCGTTGTAAATGTATCACAAAACATAAATATTGTGGTATTTTTGCAACATTATGATTGCCAAGTTATGTTTATTGGTGCTTTATCGTCACCTTTTATAGTTAATTCTGCAGCTTTTCCATACTTTTTAGAACTTATTTTAGAAGCAGACCATTGTGAACTAGCTACAATAATTTTATAAAGATTAACTAAATTTTGTCCTGCTTTTCCATCAATTTCTCCTGATTCTATTTTAGCTTCTAATTCTAATCTTTTATCTTTTAAATTACTTAATTCTAAATCTATGGCTAATTCTTTTGCCTTTTGATATTTGTCCATTAATTCATTTGAAGTAACTAATTCTTTTCGGAAACTAGCCCAAGTGTAATCTATTTCATCTTTTTCAAATACTTGCCGAATCGTTAAACCATCGGCAATAAGCTCTAAAATTCGTTCCGATAATTTAGTATTTAATTTTCTTTTTCTTCCTGCCATAATTTTTTAATCCTTTAGGGGGTGGAGGCGGTTATAGAAAGAAAGGGAAAAAGACCGCCTCACACCAAGTAGCTACTAAAATACTAGCTGAAAGGGTTTCGCTAGTAGTCCTTTTGTTTATCATACTATATATAGATTACCAATCAAAAATAGTTTTTGGCTTACGAAATGTTCTAGTATCGTTTGTAATTGGATTTCTTTTGATTATCTTTTTTTCTAATAATCTATCTATAAATAATTCAACGGAAAAAGCACCCCAACATTCCATCTCCCAAATCCACACCATTTGATTTACGGACAATAATCCGCTTTCAAATTCATTGTTTAATTGAATTATAATTTCTAGCTTTTCTTCTTTAGTATAATTATTGAACTTTCTATGTTGTAATGGTTTTCCTTTATAAGTATAGGCAAGGGGGGTTATAGTCGAATCATTGGACATTTAAGTTATTTCTTAAAACCTTTTAATTTCTTAAATCCTTTAATCTTATTATTATTATGAGTATTAGTATTACTCTTCTCAATACTACCGAATTTTTGGGTAGTCAGTTGCCCAGAATTTGGGTAGGGCAAGACAACCTTAAAGGGGGCTTTTAGTTCATAATAATTGGCAGAAGTTCTTCTGTGGATAATTAGGTATTGTTCCTTAATAAGTTCGGCTTTTATGCTTTGCAAGGTATTTAAAGAAATGCCCAATTTATGTAAAAGAGTCTTATTTCGCAAAGTCCGATATTTGTCCGATAAGCTACGCAAATAGCAAAATAATAGCTTGGCATTATTGGATAAATCCTCATCCCAAATTACTTGATTCGGTATCATTGAAAACCCTTTATTTTTCATATTCCCTGCCAGACTATATATACTTAAATTTTGGGTAATCAATTAAAAAAATAATTTGATGTTCTTGCTATGTTCTATTGTATTACTTGTACAAGTTTTGTATATTTAAGAATGATTCGTATAAATAATAA